TGTATGAATACACATTCTTGTATCTTTTTTAACATTTACCATACCAGGTTGTATATGCTCTTTGCAATATAATCTTTTTGTTTCTCCTGGAAAGTTATAATTAGGGTCATTCGGACATCCTTGAAATTTGCATTTAGAAGGCATTGTTTTGTTTGTTTTGATTCGAATATAATTTAGTTTTCAATTTTATAAAATAGAAAATGGAGGAGCCGTAGGTTTCCTTAAAGCAAATACTTTATATAAATGCTAGTGGTCCGCTTCAGGTTTCCTAAAAGTAAATACTTTCAATATATAAATGCGAATGGTGGGGCATAAGGTTTCCTAAATATTAGGTATCAAAATATTAATCTCTGGAATTATATTTCTGGAAATGAAATATAAGGAAAAATGGTGAAAAATTTCTAGAGGACCGGGAAACCCAGCGCACCCCCACTCACCCTGATAATGTTGTTATTTACACACGTCACAATGTATTCATAGGTCTGTGCGTAATTAGCACCAGATCCTGCAGCTCCTGTTCCTGCAGCTCCCGCGATAGCACCGGCTGAGGCTTCTGGGACGGTGCTAACGTTGGTAAGCTTACCGTAGTTAGTCGATCCCATAGGGTCGAGACAAATGAAGTCAAGAGAGTATGAGTACATATGGTACCCAGTATCCAACGGGATAACTGGGGCGCCATACCATGGCTGAACCAGAGAGTAGTAATCAGACCCCATCTGAGCAAGACGATTGGTATTCTCATAAATGAGGGAAGTCTGCAAAATAGGATCAACAGCTCCAGAGGGTGTAAAATCAACCGCGTGAGCACCCGGGACGGGAGAAGCGGCAGTGTAATTAGACCACTCAGCATCGACTGTCTTGTTACGAACAGCGAAAAACAAGACCTTAATAGCATGAGAAAATCTGATGTCATAGCTCGGCGTGGGATTGGTGGAAGGTGCGAACGTCTGACGCGGAGCGGTTTGCACTTGTTCAATCAGAATATCACGTGGTGCACACGCCATACGCTTACGTTCATCATTGGACACAATCGCATAATTTGCCCAAACTTGAGTTTGTCCAAGAACAGGTGCTCCTCCAACCAAGTCAGTAGATTGAGCAGCGGAAGTAGGGTTGGTTCCAGCAGCTGCTACAATGTTATCGACCAACAGGAGATGGTTCCAATCGCGCATAGAAAAGTTGATTCTCATATCGTTATATGGCAACGCTGCAGTGGGTAAAGAAACTCCACTGTCACGAGAGTAGAAGAACGGTAACGGAAGATTCAACGTGTATGCAGGGATAGCAACACCTGGTTCGTGTGGTTCAACCATACCATCGAACGTTCCAATCATGTTATTGTATCCGTTACGTTTTCCGGCGGGAACAGTAAACGCAGTCCAGAAGTCGAGGTGGTAATTGTCGAAACGAGCAGCGACCAAATCGTTGAATGTAATGCAACATTCACGAATGATATTGTGCATAAAGTTTCGTGTCCATCGGAGACGTCCATTAGCTCCAAATCGTGTCGTTGTTAGGGTAACTGATGGTGTCGTCAATCTCAACCAAGTTTGAAGAAGATAATCTCCAGCACGGGAGATACTTACAGACCATTCAGTGTTAAAAGCAGGTGTTCCACTTGCACGGGAAAGAACAACCGGAACTTGAGTGAACCAAGTAGCTTTACGGGTTTCGCGAACGAAATATGCAGTGGCATCGGGACCACCATACATATATTTCTCGAGTTCATCATACGTAGCCAAATCGATAAAACCCGAAGTTACATTTGATGTACAAATACTTGCAGCCATTTATTTATTAGTAACCAAGAAATTATTTTTTTATATTTTTTGAAAAAGTTTTAAAGCATAATTATTTATGAGAATAATAATAATTATGACAGAATTAGACATTTTAGCGGTCGACTCTTCAATAAGAGAATCCTTTAATTCTGAAAAAAAAAATCTCGACCAATACAAGAAAACATTCGCCGAACTCGATCGTCTCTTAAAATCAAAAAACCTCAGTATGCAATCCAAATGTAGAATAGAAAAAAATCACCACACTCTCCAAGAACGTATCAAAAACATTGAAAATGACACTGACTATAACTTTTATATCAGAGAATCTATCGCCTGCATAGAAAGTTACAAGAAAATACTAAATACCCCCCAAAAAATATCATTCGTTGGTAAATCCAATGAAAATAACTCTCAAAAAATAGAAATTATCACGAAATTTCTATCCATTGCTCAAAAATATGTCTCTATCGACATTGAAATCCCTGACCCTAAAAAGAAAATATACTGCAGCAACTGCGACAATAAAAAGGAATTCATCATCTCTGACAACAATGTCTACATTTGCATCCTCTGTGGCGCCGAACAGAAAATACCTATCCATACATCTAGCTATAAGGACATTGATAGAGTCAACATCAGCACAAAATACACATACGACCGTATCATCCATTTTAGAGACTGTATGAACCAATATCAGGGTAAACAGAATAGTACGATTGATATCAAGGTATACCAAGATTTAGAAAGACAATTTGAGCTTCATCATCTTCTTGTGGATAGTTCTGATAAACAAAAAAGATTTTCGAAAATAACACATGAACATATAAACATGTTCTTAAAAGAACTCGAATACACTAAACACTATGAAAACATAAACCTCATCCATTACAACTTTACAAAAATTCCTCCCGATGATATCAGTTATCTTGAAGATGTATTAATGGACGACTTTATCATCCTCACTGAACTCTATGACAAACGCTTCAAGATTGAAAAGAAGATTGACAGAAAAAACTTTATCAACACCCAATACGTTCTCTTTCAACTTTTATGTCGTCATAAACATCCCTGTAAAAAGGATGACTTTAATATCCTCAAGACTACTGACAGGCAAGCATTTCACGACGAGATTTGTAAAGAACTCTTCACTGAACTTGGTTGGAACCATACCCCGTTTTTGTAATTTAAAATTAATGTATACTAGTATATAAAATAAATGTTTAATGAATTTGTGGTTGATACAAAACTTGATATGATACGTTTGTCTGATAAACAAACTCTATTACAAAAACTTTTATACGAACCTATATATCCTGGTCAGTATGAGAAAATTAGGAGTAAAATATTTTTGCCACCAGAAGACCTTAAAAAATTTTATGAAAAAGATTGTGAAGACTATAAAGATCTTCTTAATAAATATCCTGAAAAGGAAATTGTATGTAAGTCGGAATTTAAGAGACAAAATTTCTTTAAACCTGTAAGTTTTAATTTATCATCTTAAAAATATGTATATACGTATATAATGTATGCGACGAATACTAAATTAGATGCGGAGATGACCATATGGGAAAAGAAAAAGTCAACTAGATATAAATGGTTGATGTTAATAAACAATTCAAAATGTTATTACAATAATTGGAAAGAATATGTTGAAATAAACGGTTTTCGATATTGGTATAGTTATCCAAATGAACCATCTTATAAGCTCAAGTTTGCTTTAATAAAACTTACATTATCATCGTATATTTATCGTCTTAAAAATATGTTATTACAGATATAATGTATGCGACGAATGCTAAATTAGATGCGGAGATGCAAAAGAGAGAAGAAGACAATAAAAAATTATTAGAGAGTGATATCCATAAATGGTTCTTGTTAATGAACAAGATGAAATGTTATTATGATAATTGGAAAGAATCTGTTCGTATAGATGGTGTTCGGTATAGTTATATTTATCCAAGAAAACCGTCTGATACAGTAAAAATTGCTTTGATAAAATATGCACTATCAAGGTATTCTTTCATGGATGAGCTTATTGAATTATCAAAGGGAGATGATATATTCTTAAAATTTATAGATGAAATAAAACTAATCAAAAATAACCAACTTAAGAATATTGATGATATTAACTATAATGTATTCGACAAAAGCTAAATTAGATGAGGATATTCAAAAAATGAGAGAGGAAGAGGAAAAGTTATCCGGAACTAACATATATTATTGGTTTGAGTTAATGAACAAGACATACTGTCATTATGATGATTATAGCGAATATGTTCGAGCTGATGGTGTTAAATATTTTTATAAGTATCCAAACGAACCGTCTAAAGAATTAAAAATTGCTTTAATAAAACTTGCTATCAAAATGTTACCGTATACATTCGAATATTATTATATGAAGAGATTAATAAACGGAAACGAAGATATATTTTTAGAGTTTAAAGATGAGATTGATCTAGTCAAACATGAAAATGCTAAATTAAGAAAGGAAAGAGATAAAAAAGCTATCCGGAACTAACATATATGATTGGTTTGATTTAATAAAAGAAACATTATGTAGTTACGATAACAAGTATGTTTACGTAGTTTTAGATATTCTTATACGAACCGTCTAAAGAATGTTTTAATAACACTTGCTATCAAAATGTTTCCGTGGGATATCAGTCATCTTATGGAGAGATTAATAAAAGGAAACGAAGATATATTTTTTGAGTTTAAAGATGAGATGGAAAGATATAAAAAATGAATACAATTGACACATTGAATATTCCAGACAATACATTGGAGACTGTTGATACATCATTATCGTCAGAGATGAATATTTCAGAAAATACATCGGATACTGATACATCATCCTCTTCAGATAATGAGAATGAAATAGAGACTGGTGAAGTCATAGATCCAAGTATTATGATAAATTCGAATATAGTTATTACAGAAAATACGTGCTGTATATGTTATACAGAGATGAATGAAACAAATAAACATACTTTATCTTGTAGACATGCGTTTCATACAGATTGTATAATAACTTGGTTTCGTGATGGAAATGGTTCGTGTCCGTATTGTCGTACAAGACCGAATACTGGTGGAACTCGTCGTTCAAGTTATAAATTTAATCGAATGTTTGCTAGAAGAAAAGAAGCCCCTCCTTCATTAGTTAATATGGTAAAACGTATACGCGACCTTGAAAATAAATGTAAACTGGTATGCGGTGAACACAGAACTTGGAAGTGTACTAATAATATAGCAAATATCATTAAAAAAAATAATGGATATAATAGACAAAAATGGACTTTATATCGGAAAATTCGTGTATTAAAAGAAGATATCGCAAGTTTTCCGATATTATGTGTCCCAGTGCCTGTACGTACAGGGACTGCACGTAGTAAACAATAGTTAATTGGTATTATATTAATTGGTATTATATTAATTGGTATTAATAATACCAATTAAATTTATTATTTAGCAACGCAACTACCAGAAGAGTTGCATACGGGTTTAGCAGGGTCGATACAGTCAGAGTCTGATTTACAGAGAGATACACAGTCATTAAAAGCGTCACATCGTGGTCTGCCTGGAAATTTATTGCATTCGTTATCACCATTACCATATTTACATTCTCTACATACTTTTCGAATGCAAGGAGCACCATTAGGACATAGGTTAGTCTGTTTTATAGGGTCCCAACAATCTTCTGCGGGTGGTTGAATACATATTCCATGGACACATTGCTCTCCTGGTTTGCAAGAACTTTGTATTTCGTTGCTACATTCACCACATACGTTATCACAGTTGGGAGTCGAATATATACCATTTGGATCTTGAACACATTTTTTATCTTTACATGAATATTTAGGTTGTACCGAATGACATTCTCCATCACAATCAGACGTGGTATATTTACCAGATGGGTTACTTTCGCATTTACCATCCACACAGTCATATTTCTTGACGAGTGGTGCGCAATGACCATCGCAATCCGAATGTTTATATATTCCTTGCATATCTTTTATACATTTGTTATTACTACAACTGTATTTCGGTATCTTTCTTGTTAATAGGTAAACTACTGGAACCACTACTGATAGAAACAGACAAAGTAATAATAGTAATATTGCCAAATTGCTCATTTATTATAGATATATAAAATTTATATGATTTTATATTATAAACATTTTCCATCACAATCAGATGTATTATATCTACCATTTGGATGGCCCACACACTTTCCTTCTATACACTCAAAATTCGATGGTCCTGGACATTTTCCTTCACAATCGGGTGTATCATACCTACCTCCAGGATAACTCGTACAATTTCCCCATACACAATCATATTTAATTTGAGGACAATTTCCGCCGCAATCAGGCGTTGTATAGCTACCCGTAGAGCTACTCATACAATAACCTTTGATACAATCATACTTGGTTTGCGGTAATTGACACTCTCCTTTACAATCAGATGTAGTATATCTACCGCCAGGATATCCTACGCACTTGCCATCGACACACTCAAACGTTTTTGGAGGTGAGCATTTTCCTTCACAATCAGGTGTACTATATTCACCTTTCGGAGATATCGTACAGTTACCCCATTCACATCCATATTTGAGTGGTAATGGTTGCGGACACTTTCCATCACAATCTGACGTATCATATTTACCTGTTAAACTACTCAAGCATTTGTTATTTATACAATCATATCTGGGTTGAGGTTGACAATTTCCTTCGCAATTTGACTGTTTATATACACCTCTTATGTCCTTGACACATTTATTATCTACACAAGAATACCTAACTACACTTTTTGTTAGGATATATATTATAATGATTGTCACACCTACAAACAACCCAAATAATAGAATTAATATCGTTATGTTATTCATTTGTTAATTATAACATATAAATTTTGAAATGCTAACATTTTAGCATTTTGGTACATAGAAATGCTACTATTTTAGCATTCAATATTTTTATACTTTTTATACTTTTTGAAATATATAAAAAGTATAAATGTATAAAAATATATAAAATATTGAATGCTAAAATAGTAGCATTTTAGAATGTGAAATGCAAAAATATAGCATTCAAAAAATGAAATAGGAGAGAGATAAAAGAAGAGAAAGAAAGATGAAGATAGCGTTTACAGGAACACGAGAGGGGCTGAGAGAGGAGCAGAGGGAAAGTATAAAGAGAGTGTTGGATGGGTATAAAAAGGAGAAGATAAGTGTATCACATGGAGATTGTAAGGGAGCGGATACGGAGTTTCATGAGATATGTATGGAGTATGAGAATGTAGTGGTGTGTATACATCCGCCAGATAATCCGAGGATGAGAGGGTATAATAGAGGGCATCTCCTGATGAAAGAGAAGCCGTATTTGGAGAGAAATTTAGATATTATTGAGAATGCTGATATGTTGATAGCGTGTCCTGTAGATAAGAATAGAGAAGAGGTTAGGTCAGGAACGTGGTCTACGATTAGACATGCGAGAAAGAGAGGGATAAAAGTTGTTGTGATGTAATATTTAGTGATAAAAATTATGTTAGTTAAGGAGATATAATTTTGAATGAAATGTCATCTGTTACGAAATTAGAGAAGTTGTTGGTGGGAAATGGGTATATACCCAAAAAGTATTTTACGATACATGGATATTGTGCGTATGTGGAAGTGATATCAATAAACTCAACTGATATTTTTCTGTTATCAATATCAAAATCATACAAATTCAAGTTGGAAAAAGGAGAAAATGTGTTTAAAATCAAATATATACAAATGGAAAGTGGTGATAGTTATACAAAGTCTCCGGATAACAAGTATTTAGAGAGGTCGTATGAAGAGGTGGATATTGAAGAGAATGTGAAGAGAGATGATGGAGGAAGTATGGCAGGGCATCTCGAGGAGGCGTATAAGCATCCGATATCTTTGAAAGAGTTGAGTAAGGAGGATAAAGTGGATGTGAATGATGTGTATAGACAGGTAAAGAGGTTAAAATATTGTGTGCAGACATTGTCGTATAAGATATCAATAATGTTTAAAAATTATGTATGTATAATAAGTAAGGATAATAGTATACAGTGTTATATGATAAAGCACCTTCCGGCGATATCATTTAGGAGAATGTTGATAACGCTTGATTTAGAATTATTGTGCAAGAATATGAAGCAATCCGAACAGAATATTATAAATATACGAAAAGGGGTGAATCATATACTTGATAAGAATCAGGTATCACAGATAGGTAGTCTACAGAAGATGCAGGCGGAGACGAAAAATGTGATAAAATATTCTACGGATGTGCATCAGCAAAAGGAAAAGAATGAAAAGTATATTAGTACATTAGAGCAGATATTAATTCAGATAAATATAAAAGAGATACGAATGTTAGAAATGTTAGGGACGTTAGGTGGAAGTAATGTAGCGTCGTATAAAGGTATGCAAGAGGATGTGATAACGGCGCATCAAAAAGGAAAGATAGAGAATGAGTTGGGTAATTTACAGAATCTAAAACGTAAGATAGTGAATGTGATGTTAGAGTTGTTAGAGAAGCAGACGCATTTGTATTTATCGTTTGATAAGATATGTTTTGATAATATAGTGATGTGTGATGCGATGATGAAGAATTTTCAGGATGTGAGTAATATAATAAAATAAAATATTTTCCCTAATAAATGTTCTATAAAAACAGTAATGGTATGAA